TATCCGCAAACTTTTCTTCATGCTTAGCAAGTAATTGTTCCTCTACTTCAGCACGAGATTTTTCTTCTCCTGTAACTTCTTTAACAGTGAACTTTGGTTGTTCAGGTGTTTCGTTTTTGTTTTCTTCCATTTTATTTAATTTAATTTGTACAAAGTTAATATATTATTTATTGTTTATTTAAGGTCTTACCTTGGTTCAAATTCTGCCAAGTCAAACCCATCTAAACTATCTTCGTTAGATTCAAAGTTTATAGGAGCACCATTGTTTTTTCTCTGGGTGATCATTTTAGACTGCTGAGTATTACCCATACTTATACGAGCTGCTTTAGCATCCTCTTTCTGAGTTTCTCTTGCATCTATCTGACCTTGCTCCATTCCCCTAAGTTGCATGTTATAGTTAAATTCAACATCCATTAATCTTCTTTTCAACTCAGCTTCATTAGTTTGCTTCTCTATTTCAAAAGCAATCTCTGCTTGTTTAATTTGAATCTTAGCTTGTAATTCAGCTTGAGTTTGTTGCATCTTAGCTTGAGCAGCTTGTTGCTGAAGAGCCTGTTGCTGCTGACCTTGCATAGCTTGTTTCTGTTGCTCTTGTTGTTGAACTTCAGTTTGTTTTTGTTTTCTCTTAACTTTCAAAAGCTGGTTAGCCATTTTTAGATTATTAAGAGTTCTAATATCAATAGCATCTTCCAAGTCAATACCACCTTTTTGTAAAGCCATTTGAATGTTTTGTTCAAGCTGTGCTTTTTCTTCTTCGTCTGGTGACATTTCAATATATATACCAAAGTCATATAGATAAAGATTTTTAATCTCCTCTATAATACCTAAATTATATTTACCAATTTGCATTGCAAACTCATCTTTAAAATCTGCGTACTCTAAAATATCAGCAGTTCTAATAGATAAACATTCAGCTAAGGTTCTTGTAATGTACAAACTACCTTGCATAATATGTCTTGTAGCAACATTAGAATTTAATGCTGCTAACTTTTGTACCCCCACTAAAGAATTAGGATCTGGCATTGAGGCATCTCTTGCTTCATTTAATCCAGTCACCTGTCTTATCATTCCTAAGTAATGGTTATAGTTTCCTATAAGCATCTGCATTTTACTTCCACCGCTATTAGAATTAAGTTGAGTAATAGGAACTTTAGCATTATTAAACTCACCATCTTGAGTATAACTTCTACCAACCACACTACCAGTTTGGAAGTATAATCGTAAAGCATCTGATGGATCATATGCATTACCAGTTCCCAAATCTACTTCACTTAATCCATCCGCATCTATAAACACACCATCTGGCACAACTTTAGAAACAACTTGTTGTATCTTTAAGTGTGTCATTTGAATTAAATCAGCAAAGGGGATCATTCTTCTTACTAAAGAATCTAAAGCTCCTTTGTATAATCTCGGTGCACATGCAACATAATTTGGCATAGCGTACTGATTAGCAGAATTAGGACGAACCATGTTCTCCATCATATCCCACTTTATCAATAAGTTACTACCCATTACCATTACACCATCATACCATACATCTATTCTTTTTTCTACTCTTTCAAAGTTACCCTCATCCATCATTTCTTGTGGAGGATTAAACTCATCATCTTTTTGTACAGTCTTAAATGTACCTTCAGCCATTTTCTTTTTCTTATATACAAAACTATTTGTAGTTTTATAATTGAAAAATAATAGAGTACAAGTATCTCTGGCAAACATACTATTCTCATACATGGCCGCTACATTATAGTAGTCATACCACGATTGACTGTATTTTGATATCTCTTCTAAATCTTCTTCCGTTAAGTCAGGATTAATTTTTATAACTTCCGTAATAGGAACAGTTTTAATTTCACCCCAATAGAAACAATCTTTAAAGTAAGGATCTTCTGTATAACTATAAACAACATTTGCTGGATCAACATACTCAACTTTTATTCCGTCTCCTTGTTGAAACATATGTTTACTCATACCAATACCAAGTGTAGTAATATCCATATCAACTCTTTTACGAGTATCATTATAATGGTTTTCTTGTAGCATGGTATCAATAGCTATTTCGTTTGCTATTTCAATTGCTGGTTTATAATTTAGCTGCATATACAATTCCATCTCTGTATCACTTTGAGGTAATGTTTTAGGATCAACCTGAAACACTTCCATGTTAAAGTCTTTTTCTACTTGATGAAATAAATCTTGAGCAGCCACATTAATCTCAACCATTTTCTGGAATTGATTTCTTTTCTCAGCAGACATAGCGTCTGAAGCAACACAGTTTACCTTGAATAATCTATCTGACATTCCGTTAACAACAATGTCAACAAACTTTGGAATAATAGGAATTGGAGTCCAATCTAAATTTAGGTATGACAAATCTCCGTCTACCGCTAATTCATTTTTGTATTTTGCTATTGACTGCTCTCCTCTCGCATACAATCTTAGTCTATTAAATTCTGCCCACTGATTGTAGAATCTACAACTCATGCCATCTTTTCTAAACCACTCATATTGTATTGCTTGACCAACTTGTAGACCAAACTCTTTTGTTGCTTTAGTTTTGTCGTTTACAAATTGATCAGGAAACGCAGCAGACTGTATATCTATTTGGACTGCTTTCATGTAATTATTTTACTTTGAGTACTCTTATTGTTATATCTCGCAAAGTTAATACTTATTTTTGATTTTTGTTTAGATGGTGTGTATAAGTGCTTTTGGTTAGCCATTATAGCTAATCCAGAACTTATAGCCGCATCAAACTTAGTTCTATTGTTAATATCAAACTTTGCCCAATCTTCTAATGTTCTTCCAAAATACATACTTCCCATATCTCCCGAATCCCTGTAATCCCCTTCAAAATCTATACCTACATACTTTTCTATATAAGATTCTATAGCTGAAGCATGTGATTGTTTTACATCTTCTGAACTATTAGGTATACCTCCTAACTCTCTTTCTGTTTTAGATAATTTACTGTATGTTTTATCTGGTCTGTTTAGTGAATAACCTCTATATCCTCTATTTTTAAAATGGTATAATAATCTTGGTTTATTATTTTCACATAGTATTGGCATACCATAAAATATACAAGCCATTAAAACTTCTTCAAAAAATATTTCTGCTGTCTGAGGTCTTGCTATATATTCTAAAAAGAAATGGTTACTTGGAGATTCTTCCATATTAAATTTAGTTAATCCATGTAAAGCTCCATTAGATCCTTTACCGACAACAACTCCTGATATATCATAAGAGTCACAACCAAAAGAACCCATGTGTTCGTTACCAGGTTTTTTGATTCCTCTTTCAGTAATTTGTCTATTTTGTAAATGTTTTGCTGGTAACCAAGTTGTTAAGAACCTACCATTTTTATTAGGAGTCCAAATAACCTTAGTATCTTTTATACCATTCTCCCAGTGAAACGAACCTCTGGTAGCATGATGAGACATTATTAAAGAATCATTATAATCTATTTGCTGATATATCTTTGTTAAATTAAATAAAGATTGTTTACTCTCATCTCTAAAAGCATGAGACTCTGTTCTTGGAAACTGTCTATAAAATTCATTTAAAGCATCAGCATCTTGAGATAATGAATCAACTTCATTCTGCCAATAATTAATTGCTCCAATAGAAATTAATTCACCATCAATACCAACATGGGGAGTTTTTGGAGTATGCAATACTGGCATACCATATCTATCTATGTAACCTTCAAAGTTCCATTCCATAGGAATAAAAAGACAATACAGTCCGCTTTTAGTTTGTCCGTTAGCATTTCTTTTATTAGGCATAGAATCTTCATATAAAGATTTAAAATTACTACCACCTTTATCTAATGCGTTAGATGTAGAACCCATCATGCACTTACCAATAATTTTACTACCTAATCTTAAACATGTTTTAGTTACTCTCCAGTTATTCAATATGTTATCAGGTCTTTCCCATTTACCACTTTCATCGTGTAATAGCAGTTGTAACTTTTCACCATCATAACTATTGTCACCTGTATTCTTCCAATCTATAGTTGTATCTAATCCTTCAAGCTCATCATCAGCCAAGGTGTGCATATTCTTTTTAGTAATTTTAGAAGCTGGGACTCTATAGGCTAATTCTGTTTTAGGTTTATCCATACCATCTTGAATAGGTTTAAAAAAGAATGGATAGTTATTAGAAATAGGAACAACCTTATCGGTAAACATTTTTTTTGCATCTGATCCAGACTTAGAAAGTATTCCTATACGAGCATCTTTAGTTATAGTTGCCTGATTAACTCCTTCACAAGAACTCATAAATGAAAACCCAGAACGTCTTATTTTTAAATAACACATCCCAAAACTTCTTTTATCTGCTTTACAGGCCTCCCAAAAAATATAAAATACTCTATTAGCTTCTCTAAAATCTGGATTACCTATATCAATCTTTGTCCATTGTAAATACATATAATGTGTACCAGTTATATATGTTGGTACTCCATTATTCATAAACCAGTGTCCTTGCTCTCTTCTATTAAACTCCTCTTCTATATAGTCAACCCACTGTGATTTAAATTGATCTGGAGTTTCGTGCCATTGAAATATAGATTTAACTCTATTTAGTTCTTTAGATATAGGTACTGGTTCCCAATACTGTTCTTGCTTATCTTTAGATCTTTTATATACATTTTTTGGTGGCTTAGGTAATGCTATTTTTAATCCATTAATATCAATAACACTTTCTATTTGACCTGTTCTTGATATTACAACAACATCATATTTTTCATTATAACCATACAGCCAACTTCTCCCTCTGTTTTTACTTGCGATAACTGAGTTTGGAATAAACTTATTTAGTTTTGTATATAATTTATTTTGATCTTGACTCTGCAAATCCTTTTAATGTATTACTTTTTTTCTCGGTAAAATTACCATCTAACATTGCTTTCTCTTCTTCTATTCTTTTTAGTATTTCAAAAGCATCCATTATACAAAGTTTCTTTGTAGCTGCGGCATTCTTTAATCTGTCAGCTGCAAGTTCATCATCTTTATCGTACTTAATAATATCTTCTTTTGCTACTTTAATCAATTGTTTTACAGCCTTTTGACCAGCATCTATAATACTTTGTTTAAGTTCTCTTGTGTCCATTATTTAAATTTATAAAAAATTACATACACCTCTCTACCTTCTTTCCAAGATTTATTAGGATACTTACTATGAAAGTAATTAGATGGATATGATATAATTCTATTTTGCTCATAGCCAACTACAGAAGTTAATCTCCATTTCTCAAGAATCTCAGAATCTTCTTGCAATAATAAATCAAATTCTTTATCACTAATATCCATGGGTAATTCTTTGCCATATATATCATGTTCATAAAAAGCTGTTCCATGAAGTTCTTCTAATTCTCTTGGTGACATATAGATAACAGCCGCTCTATCTGGCTGCTCCCCGTTGATCTTAGCATCGGCATGTATTCTCCAATTAGTATCTAAATTATCATTAGACATCCTAAAGAAACTTAATATGTTGTATAACTCTTTTCCTTCAAAGTTAGACAGTTTACTAAGTACATATTCATTAAATGATTTTGGGGATTCCTGTACATAGAAGTTTTTATCTCCAGCTTTATGAGTTACCCACTTTCCTTTTTTTAAATAGTTAGTAGCTATCTTAAATAAATCTTTATCAATAAAATCATCTATTGCATATATCATATAATCATTGTTATATTATTAGTATACATTCGATATAGCTTTTCTCCATCTATTGTGAAAGGATAATCACTGTCAGGAGTGTAAGATATCTCATCTCCTTCCTTGACTCCCATATCTAAAAGTTCTTGATTAATATATTTTACTTTTCCAAATAAAGGTTCTTCTCCACCTGGTTTAAATATATACGAATCTTTTAATGCAATAGGTTCTATAAAACAATACTTACCCCATGCATTCCATTGTGTACCGTTATGATACATGTAAAACTGTTCGGTATCTACTAAGAATAAGTTTTCTTTTAAAAAACTTCTTCCGCTTTTTCTTCTACCTTGCATGTCATTATAAAATTTAAAAACATTATGGTGTACTAAAAGCATGTCACCCTTTTTGATAGGGCCATTATATTCAATAG